GTCTCCCTCGTGGGTTCCGTTCTGTGGTTCTCCTCCCTTGAACCGGCTGGTGAAAGACTCGTCAAAGGCTCTGTGTAAGAACAGCGTCGTGGCCTTGGGGTACATAGCCTTGACAAACCGCAGTGTGTCTGTACCCCAGTCGGTCTGCTTCATTCCCCACCTGTGATACCCTTCCTTGATCACTGCCTCAGCAAACAGATAGTCACACAGACCTCGATACGCTCTGAACGCTCGCTCCTCCTCTGGTAGCAACACCGCCATCCACATGTCAGCTTTCTTCTTCCGGAAGGTTCGCAAGTCGTTGATCTTCGGAGGAGTCTTCCAGATCGGAGCGTCAGTCCACAGACAGCCGTGCGGAAACGGCATGGAACCAAACTCGCCCCAGATCAACACGTCTCCTGTCGAGGTCAGCATCCGTTGCAGCCAAGTGCTGCCTGATCGCGGAGAGATGCTGAAGATGAAGATCGGTTCATCAAGAATAGACATATCTCTTCACTCCGTGTTTGTTGCTTACCAGTCTACCAAAGGTCTTGCCTCGTCCCTGTACCTGCTCAAAGTTGCGAGCGAACTTGTTCCAGTCGAAGCCGTCACGTGGTCGGTCTCCCTTTCCTGCCGCCTTACTGTTGAGGTCGTCGGGGTGATACTGGCTTCGTCCTTTTAGCTTCCGTTTCTGCTTGTGTCTGATAGACATGGTTAGTCTCCTTGTTTTGTTTACTTGATCAAAGTTGGATAAATATCAGATGCTGCTTCTATTGATTGCTTTGGCATACTTACAGGGATCGTTTCCATTCCTCTATCCCTCATAACAGCAAACCGATGGCGACCATTGATAAATGATACAGGACGTTGAGGCATGTCTGAACTGATGGTGATCTCACTCGTCTCGATGTCACGTCCTGTTTTTAGATATTCCTGAAACATCTTATAGCGATCCCCGATCCCTCCTTCTCCTCCTTCCCCAATATACATATCAATATCCATTTTCCACAATTTGTCTAACTCAGCTGTATTGACATCCACCATCTCAAAACCACTACGAATAGCTCTAGCAGGTTGAACCATCCTTTCTCTAATCTGCTCTTTTTCTTCAGCAGAAAAACGTTTTGTCTTAACCTTCTTCCTTGCAGCTCCTTTCGGCTTCGGCACCTTCTTCGCTCTCGGTAGACTTGCTGCTCCGGGAAGACGCCTGCTCGCGGCCTGTCCCTTCTTCGGCGCTTGAACCTTTACCTCTGCAGGAAGAGCTACACACCGACACTGCGGATGGAGAGGAATAAGACTGCGAACCTCGTCTAACGTGAAGATCTGTCCCTCTAGATCGGCGCAAGCCTGACACACCCGATCGTCTCCCGCAGTACTCCACTCAGCCTTCATCTTGACGCCCACCACCCCTGCTTCTTCGTAGGAATTGATCGTCGCGGCGTGATGAGCTCTTACCACCTCAGTTCGGGCTAGCATCCTTGCTCTTCTAAGAGCGTCTATATGGCGTCCTAGTGTATCTGTAAGAGAAATATCCTCTCCGATCCCGTCAAGCCTTTTTAGCAGTATCCTAGCAATTTGTCGAGGACCTCTGCCCTCTGCTATGGACTCGGCCAGCGATCTTCGCATCATATTTGCGCCAGCTTGTGTTATTCCCTTCAGGTCTTCAAAGGTTCGCGTATAGAGTAAGCCGACTCTGTCAGCGTGAAACGGAGCGCGGAAAGCAGCATCAATCCAACGATTCCCCGATCTACCTGTTTCAACACCAGCCTTCTTCAACTCAGCGTCGGCTCTCTTGAGACCCTGTTTATAGCTCGCTTCGATATAGGTGTCAGTCCAGCGAGCACTTCCTACAATTCCCTGCTCAGGACCGACAGTCACTGACAAGACGTCGTTGTTCATCTCTTCCTGCAGCCACTCCATGAATCCGTCAACCTTCTGCGGATCTGTAGCGAAGGCGAAGGAACCGGCAGGAAGCGCAGCCAGCCGTGCGAGATGTGAGTCTTTCAGGCCGAACACATCATTGGCGACTACCGATTCGACGACGGCCAGCCGCACTTCCTTAAAGCGTCTGTTCATCTCTCGTACAAACTTATCCCGTAGAGTCTTAGTACGGGTTGGGTCGGGCATCTGCCTACGCTTGAGGTGGACTAGATGCTCTTTGTTGTGGACAAGACAGGAACACGTCATTTTCAATTACTCCTGATCCGCAATGCTATCGTCGTCCTCTTCGTCGGGAGTGTCTATCAGCTCGTCGTCTCCCTCGCCGTCGTCCATCTCCTGCATAGCTTCAATCATGCTGGTGGCGAGGTCGTCCTCGTACTTCATCACCTCTGTGAAGAAGTAATACGGAGTCATCAGAGAGTCGGAGCCGCTTTCCACATATAGCTTCAACGCCTCTGCTGTGGTCTTGCTGATGTCGGCCTGATCCTTGGCTCCCTGACGAAGCAACGGAGGCCATTGGATGATGATCTCTTTCGGCTCAGGCAGGACTCCCACCCTGATCAACCGCTCAATGACTGCTCGCAGGATAATAGGTTCACAGAAGTCCAGTTGACGAGAAGCGTTGCGAACCAGCCAAATGTTGTTGTCCTGCTCACCTGCTAGCTGGGCTTCTTCTGTTCCCATCAACACCCGCTTAGGAATACCGGTGAGAGCTGAACACATACTGACCTGAACATCGACGTGGTTCTTAGGATCGGCCACCTCTGCCGGGAACGCCTTGGCCGTCATGTTCTTCATCCGGATGTATCGCTGCAATCCGTGGAAGTACTTCTGCATCTCGTCTTCCAAGTCGTCCTCGTCCTGCGGAGTCAGTTCGGCATCTTCATCTAACGTAAAGCCGATTCCTTGAAACGCTCCCTTCCAGAACATCTCAGCTGAACCACCACAGAGCTTCTCTAGATCAAGGATGCGGTTGTACACCGCCTCAAGTCTGGGTGTACCAAAGACGTCATCCTCTTCACAGTCCTCTGCGATGTGGATACAGCGGGTCCAGTGAACCACCACGTCAGTCGTCGTCGTGGATCCCTTGCTTCCTTGAATCAGTCCTGCGTTGTCTTTACGAACAAATGAGATCTTGTAGGAAGATGGTTTGCCATACCGCTCGTTCCGCGTGTCCTCTTCCCAAGTATGAATTGCAGCGTGTACCTGCCTGATCGGCTTGAGGTATAGCAACTCAGTGGCGCTCTCAACTGGATCCTCTAGAGGTCTACCGTCGTTGAACCCAAGGAACAGGATTCCGTACTGCCCGATCCCTGATAGCCGATCTGCTCGCTTGAGGTAGTGATACAACCGGAGTTTCTTTACCAGTGAGTTGTACTCCTTCTCGAACGGAGTCTCTTTTGGGTCTGTGTCTTCAAACACGGACGGAGGCATCGACCAGCAGGTGTTCGGGTATGCTCGGATGATGCTCTTGCTGATGTCGTTGCGGGCGTACTTCCCCTCATACTCGTCCGCCGTGATGCTGAGCGGGTATCCCAACGCCTGATACAGTTGTCGGTTGCCACCGAACGACTGTCCCAACTTCTCTGCGAGTGCTGCCCTACTAACCAGAGCAGACGCCAATGCTGTTAATGGGTTCTTCATCTTTCTGTTTCCTTCCTTATGCTGCTTTTGCTGATGCTCTTCCCCAAGTAGCACCATGCTTGATTCTTACTGGGCCATAACACATGGCTAATGCATCACCCTTGTTCGGGCTTGGTACTCCTCTGCGAGCCATGTCTTTCTTACTTTCTATTTGAATCTTACCTGAACCAGAATGCTTATAAGTGACAGAGCTTATCTCTGCAATCAGTTCGTGATCATTAGGTATAGAGATCAGCTCCTCATATGAATACTTTCGCTTGCCAGTTACATGCTCCCACGTCTTCTCAAACCGGCGTCGTAGCAACCACCACATCTGCGCTCTATAGTTAAGGAACATGTCTTCATTCTTCTTGCCATCATTTGCCTTGATGCTAGTCGGCTTGATGTACCATCCGGGAGTTGGCGAATCAGCAGAGTTTATCGGGATGGCGGTTATGTCGTCATAGCCAGCATTACTGATCTCTCCCTTGACGCCAGCACCTACACCAATCTTGTCGTATCGCAGCTCCTTAATCCCTCTCTGTCTGCACTCGAAAGCTGCCTTCTTCGTGGTCTGTGCCGTATTACCTTTATACCAGCTTATCACAGAAGAACAAACGACACCTTTTCTAAAGGCCACTGCATTTGCGTCCTTACCTTCGTCTGCAACATCCAAAGCAGCTGTCTTTATGCCTGTTGTTGGTAATGCCAACTCTATTGCTGCTTTAATCCACTCGGAACGAATGACGATGCCTTCAGCTGAACCAGAATAATCACGATCAACTTCTTGCGCAAGAACCACAGGATCAAGCTCCTTCTTTTTCCGAGCATACCAGTCTTCATCTTTTCTCGGATCATCTCTCCAATCGAACACAAATACGTTTTCGCCAACTTTACCTTTCATCCTTCTACGATAAAACGGATTGTTTGAACCATTCGGAGTTGACACGTCAAACCGACACTCTGTATTCTGTGATAGAGAAGCATCTATCTTTTGTGGCCTGCTAATGAATGCAGATTCGTCGACAAAGTAAATGGTGTTCCGTCCACCACGACCGATATTGTCACCCGCTTCACCTGTTATCGTATTGCCATTACTTCGGTTGAGAAACTTCATGAAGCCAATATCGTCATGTCCGGAAAAGGTCTGTGGCAAAAGCTCAACTGGCAAACGATTCAATATCATTCTGCCCTTCTCGAAAATACAATCAGGATCACCTATTCTGTCCACCAACAATTCTTTACGTGAGCCGAATCCAATCTTAACACCATCAACAAAAAGCCATGCCCAAATCGAGTACGCCATACAAAGCCATGTAGCACCTGCGTCACGACTCTTTTCTACTAGGCCACCCATGTTAGAGCTTCTCTTATCTAAACCGTCATTTAATTCCTTCGCTCCTAGTGATCTTTCATGTAACCATTTTATGAACTCTTTTTGTCTAGGAAAAAGAATAAAGGGTAGCCACGCCATCTTTCTTCGAGGATCATATGTCATCACCCAGTCTTCGATAAAGTCAATACACGCTTGGGCTCCTCCTGTTGAATAGTATAAGCGGAGAGCGACCATCTTTTCTATACTTGATCTTATCGAATAGAGACGGCGCTGCCTTTCGATGAAGACCTCTGTATAGTTAATATTTGTGTAGTCTTCGGGTTGGTAGATCATTCGTCAGAATCCTCTTCTACCGTGATCATGGATTGGTATGCCTGTAGAGCTTCTTCTGGTGTCATGTTTCGTTTGATCTTGTCGACTTGCTTTTTGTTCGCGGTGAAGTTTGCCTTTAGATGCTTCACGTTTCTCCAGCGATGGCCTGCGCGATTCTGAAGCCAGAACATGATGAGTGTTGGGTCGGGTGCCATGGTCTTGTTGTACTTGGTTATCTTACGACCAGAGATCACCTCTTCGTGAAGTAGAGTGTTGATCTGATTTTCAGAGAGCATCGATCTTGAAAGACCATATCGCTGAAGAACCTTTAAGACTGCTGTGCCTTTCACTTGGATGGTCTCTGTGCGAGTTTCTTCATACTCGTATCCCATGGCGCGTTGTAGACAGGTCGCTTCAATACGCTTAGTGTTGAACTCGTCGAGGCCGGCTTGAATTGCTTCTTTGAATTCAGGATGCTCTCTGCGCCAGCGATTGATTGTGGTGACGCCTTTGTTCAAAAGTTTTCCGAGTTGATCAATCGAGCATCCAAATTCCTTTATGGCGATCTCTGCGATCTCTGCATACTCTTTGCAGTATAAGGAAGGACGACCACCTTGAGGATTTCTGTCGGGCACAGACTCTAACAGATATTGAATCTCCTGCATCTTTTCTAGAGTTGGCTGAGGTATGTCCAGATCAACTACGACTTCACCGTGTCGAGATTTGACTTTAGAGTTGGGTGGTGTTTTGTTGCGCTGATTAGCGGCTCGTGTTCGGTAACGATGCTTCTTAGGTGAGCTGGTTTTTTCTTTCACTCGCGGCATGGCTGGTTCTCCTGTGTTAAATTCGCTTCAACTATACTATTTTTTTTTGATTTTCATTCATCAAAGATGGCATATTTGCGTCTAAGTTGTTGAAACTCAACGATTTAAGAAAAGTTTAATTTATTAATCTTTTTTATTTACTTAACAAATTTATTTAAGTACAATCTAAGTGTGATGAGGAAAGAACAGCAAACCGAAACAACAACAGGAGGACGGACGATGACAACAGCAAACATCACAGAAGCAAGCAAGGCCGTGTTCGTAAGATTCGCAGACGATGCAGTAAACTGGAGCGGCTATCCTATGATAGGTGGGAACGTGGTACTTTCTGAATCAGAAAAGGGGAACTTCACACACCTCAAGAAGCTAGGTCTACTCAACACATTCGAGGACGAAAGATGGCAGTATGTGAAATTCACACAAGAGGGACTTCGATATGCTGAAAGTCTTGGCTATAATGTCGATTATGAAACAAACGAAATCTGGAAGTAACAAACCACGGCGCGGGACTCCAAACCGCGCCTTTCAAGGAGGACAGGACAATGAAGACAAGTTATGATCGAGTCAAAGCAGTTGTAGAAGCGTACTACGGGGATGACATGTTGATCTCTAGGACAGATAATCATCTGTTGGTCATTTCTGATTTGAGGGAAGACAGAACCAGCCATGTGTTGACAGAGGTGTGTGCAAATCACGTCACCAAGATCGCAGAGGACTTCGGATACACATTGGTTGGTAAGGGCAACAGCTCGCAGATATTCCAGCACTAATTGAAAAACTAAACTAAAGAGGAGTAGAGAAGATGGCGAAAGTAAAGAACATCCATGAGACAGATGATACCGTGGTCAAAGAATGGTATCTGTATGACAACGACACGGCCCCAATACATGTAATTGAATATAGCAAAAAAGGATTGCCACCAAAACTCTTAAACACACCTTATCCTTGTTGCTATTGCGGTAGAGATGCAAACACAGGCGACAGGTGCTAACAACAAACCACGGCGCGGGACACCAAACCCGCCAAACAGGAGGACGGAGAATGAAGGCAACCAAGACACACCCAAGACACCAATGCCCAAAGTGTAAGCAAGAGACTGGACGGAAGCGGATGCTGAGGTGTCAATTGACTCTAACCGAAGGAGAGACGATTCATTGGGTGAATTGTCCTGATCATGGATGGACAGCAGTGGGACGAGGTATTTGTCCTGTCGGTGGTTTCAAGTCCAAAGCATAAGGAAGATACGCCATGACAAAGACAACACGCAAAGTTTGGGAAAGCAACACAGACTGCGGAGTATGCGGCTCACACGGTTGGACCACAAAGATGCAGATCGTAGGACACATCTGCGAAACCTGTCTCAAAGAGGTGGAAGAAGACACAAAGGAGAACAACTAATGACAGCAAAAGAACTAGAAAAAATTGAAGACAGTCACATCGCTCTCACAGCAAGCTGCAAGCATCTGACGCTCGAGAAGAAGATAGAAGTAGTAGTCAGAAATGTTTATGGCATTTCTGTAGAAGCTCTCAAAAGAAGCGCTCCTGGGTCCTACTTTCTTATTGAAAGCAAAATCAAAAAGATGTCTACCACAGAACGCTTCGCAGTGAGGCTAAATCCAGACAAGACCTCAAGCAAGCCGTGGCTCGTGTGGGACAACAAGAACGACAAGGTGTTTGCTTACCTGTCTAATGAGACGGCCGCACGAATCTGCGTAAACAAGTACAACACCGCTTTTGGTGATCTTTAGAAACAGCTAACAGGAGGACGGACGATGATCAATAAAAGAAGAATACAAGAAGCAATTGATGTGACACTAGATGAAGCGATACATGCTATTCAGTTCAACCTGTGCGGCGTGCTTGGTGGCATGCTGTACGGACTGAAACTTGAGATGGAAAAAGACGACGGTGTTGGAGTTATTGATACGCTCATAAGTGAGATCATCAACACCAGTTGTTACACTGGACCAGATGATGAGCAATGGCCGACTTGGAGCGGAGAAAAGAGGAACCTAGATGAGCGAGGTAAGCAGGCTATTGAAGCAAAGAACAAGATAGAAAAACACCTGCGTCGTCATGGGATCTGTCAAAACACAAACCTCTCAAAGAACTTCCCTCTCTTTCCTGGTGAGACAATAGATGAGCTAGAGCAGCAGATTAACGTCTTAACTGACGCACTGGTTGCGGCTAAATGTGCCTATCAGAACAAGATAAAAAGGAGGACGAAAGATGACACTAGCAGAACTGAAAGAAGCGATTGACTGGGTATACGAAAACGCAAGTGAAGAAGAAAAGAGTAGAGAGGTGTTTACTGAATATGATTATGGAGACAGATGCCACACTCGTGCTCTGAACAACATCTATGAACTCGTCGAGGCCCATGCAAGAAAGTCGGCATACAGCGACTCCGGATTTGCGGTTGCTGATGAGTGTGAAGAGGAAGAATCAACACCGATCTTCCTGCTGTCCTAACAAACCAAATGAGGAGAAAGACGATGGCAA